TGACCGTTCGCAAATTGTTTTGTTTCAACCTTGCCATAACCGCCCATATCTTGAATAGTACCGTCGCCCATGTTGTAACGTACAATATGGCCGTTTTGCGCACTACTAAATTTGTAATCCGGTTTATCAAGCGCCGCAATAGAATTCAAGTTATTCATATCAATAGTACCAGCACCAACTTTACCGGCTAGATAGTTATATCTTGCAACGGCTGGCGCCAACCCTTTAACCCGTTTTGTGTTATAGGTATCTACAACCGGGTTGCCGTCTTTATCCTGTGTAAATACAAGGCTATTCATGATTTGCTGGCGCATTGGTTCAAGCACTTTCTCTTGATATTCGTTGACTTGCTGCATGTACATATTATTAACGTCAGTTTGATATTGTTCGCTGGCTAAACCTTGCGCCGTCTTAAAATCAAAACCGGCTTTAACTAGGGCCAACGTATTGGCCCCTAGTTGTTTACGTGCTTCGCTTGTTACGCTTGCTTTATCTGGTATAGAGTATTGGCCCGGCGCTTTATCCGCATCGGCGTTACCATTTACGGCCGAATTGGGCGCCCCATGAAAAGGTACGTTCGCCCGTTGTTGCATCATTTCTTGATATGATTGCGGTACCCCTGTATTAATACCAGTATTATTTAGATTTTGAAAATTCCATAACCCTGTGTTTTGTTGCGGTTGTGCTGGCGTTGCTGGCATTTGTGGTGCTTGCGCTGCCTGTGCTTGCAACTGCTTTTGTAACGTAGGACTTGGCTCATTCATATAAGCGTTAAAGCGCTGATCCGTAACCGGATTACTTGGTGCATCTGTATTAGCTTGCATCGGTTGTGCTGGTGCAGCTGGATTTTGACCGCCCCATAATCCGATATTATTCTTTTGCATCAAGTTATTGGCGAACGTGTTATTAGAATTAGACAATAACTGATTAATTTGGCCGGCGCTATTAGGTTGTTGCATACCCATTCCAGCCATGCGGTTATTATTATCCATAACTTGTAGCGCGTTCGGGTCTTGTTCCCCGCCAGCGCCACCACCGCCACCGCCTAACATTGCTTGATAGCCTTTAGCCATTTTATTATTCTGTAACGCCCCTAAACGGTGAGAGAAATATTGACCGGCTAATTCACCCAACGCCGCCCATGGTTCAAAGTCTTTAACGTAGATAACGCCCATTGTGTTATTCCTCTACTTTCTTGTCTTCTTCTGTTGCTTCCTCTACTGGTTCATCTTTCTTGCTGGATTTTTTAGTTGTTTTTTTAGCTGGCTTTTCTTCCGGTGTTTCTTCCGCTGCATCTGCAATAGCTTTCAATTCGTCTTCATTGATACCTTCCGCCATAATGCCGTTAGCATAGAATAAATTATCGCCAGTACATTGCAATTCGTACACGTGTTCAGTATTGCCAGTTACTTCGCTGAGTGTAACCGGTTCATAAGCATTAACCGTCATAATAACTTCGCCAACTACCAATTCACTAACTAATTTCAAACCTTCCGGAGTTAATACCTTTTCCGTGCCTGTAGTTGTTACGCCAAAGGATACAGTTTCAAGGCGATGTGTTTCTTTTTCGCCCATATCATGCAATGCAATTACATCATTAACCGCACCCAACGTGATAACAGTATCACCATTTACAAACGTTTCAATAACCTTGCCACCTTCTGGGGTTGCAATTTCAGTACCCGCTACAAAACAAAAACCTTTCATAAGTCCTCCAAAGAAACCGCCAGAACCTTGCTTAACCATTGTTTGTGCTGGTTGTGCTAGTCCATAGCGTAATGACATAAATCTGTTAAGTAAATCTTCTTGATCCGCGTTATTTAACTGGCTCATAGAGTAGTAATCTTTTGCCGGTTGAATTGCCGCGCTTTGTGTTGTTGCGCCTGTATTAATAGGGTTTTGCGCTAACCCTTCGCGTTGACCTACTAAACCCGCTGCGGTGCCGGCGTTATTCATCTGATTTGCATAACCTTGGTTCATTAGATTTGCTTGATTAATAATGCCGTTTTGGTTGTTATTGTAGGTATTGCCCCATAACCCCATTTTTGCACCGATACCGCTTAAATTATTATTAAGTGCTTGCGTATTAAGTGCAGCCGCTTGGCCTAAATCGTTTGAATATTGTGCCGCAAGTGTATTAGATGCGTTCTTGCTAATATCATTTAATGCATTATCTGTAATAGATGAATTCACAATGCCGCGACTTGCTAGGCCAGAAACTGCATTTCCAACAGTTGCCTGTAAATCATTGTTTAACGCTTGCCGTCTAGCATCTGCATAGCCTGTTGGTAGTTGGCCGTTTGTAATGCTATTCATTGCATTTTGATTATTAAGCAATGCGCCGTTATATTCGTTAGCCAGTTGGCTTGCGCCGTTGTTCATAGTATCAACGCTTGCCGCTAACTGATTTGCATACCGCGTGTTATCAGTCAAATTCTTGGCGCCGGCCGTTGTTACTAAGTTCTGTAACGCGCCGATTGCATTTTGATTGCCACGGTTAGCGCCTAAATACGAATTATACATATTGCCGTATTCTGGCGTTATCACATTACTTAAAGCCGCATCGCCCATACCTTGCAAGGTGTTGGCGCTTCGATTGGTGTTATTAATCCAATTCATTTGGCCTTGTAATAGTTGCTTTTCGTCGGCCGTTGCCGTAGGTAGTTTGGCATCAATGCTGCTTACCTTCGACTTTTTACCGCCGCCGCCAAATAATTGCAAGTCAAATTTAAACATGCTTTTCCTTTCTACAAAGTCGCTTCAAGGTGTTTTCGCACCGTTTTTAGCACTTTGTAATTAAACCCATTATAGGTATAGTCCATAGTTGGAACACGTTCCATGTTCCACTTTTTAATGAAACCGCGCACGCTTCGATGTGTTGCCGTTACAATTACATCAAGATCATTCATCTTCATAACTTCCACGATGTACTTGCCTATTACTTTCATATCGCCGTATGTCTGCCAGATAGTAAAATACCGTTGGCCGTCATGTTCGTTGATAGTCCAGAACAAGAAACCAGCATTAGGGAACCATTTGAAATAGTAATTGTATTTGTCTTTGTAGTTATTATTTTCATCGAAATAAAACCCTTCAAGACTAACACGTTCACCCGTGCGCCGTTCATAGTCTTTAATCATGCTTTCAAGGCTTTCAAGTTGCATCATTAATCTCCTATTCGTTCAATGCTGAATTTATTGCGATTGCTTCCGGCTAGTATTTGCCTATCATAATACCCGCTAATAGTCAGTTTTAAACGCTGATTTCCATACCCTTGACCGATAATATTCATTACTATTTCAAGGTTTTTATTATCATTAATGCTTATTTCTCGACTATCGCGCGTGCTTCCGTCTATTGTGATACGATAATTTCCACTTGGGAAAAATACTGTGTTACGCCATTCTGAACGATCACTAGCCGGCCTATCTACATAAATATTATTAAATGCAGCCGGATTATACTGTACAGAATACGTGCGCCCGTTTTTAATAACTTTTAACGGCGTGTTATCGTCTCCAATACGTGCGTATAATTCGCTTCCATTAAATGGAACCTTAATATTTTGGCCGTTTGTTAATGCTGCATCTGTAGTTAATCCGAACCGGTATGTATGGCCATTATATTCTAGTACTAAATTAGGCATATTATTCCACCTTCAACCTTGCACCATTAGGGAATAACAATGTATTGTTATTTTCAAACGTTGCTATACGTTGCCATTCATTCATGCCTTTAGTATTTGTATCAAAACGAATAAATGCAGCGTTACTGTTGGCAAAATATAACTGAGTGCCTAACACGCGGTCTTGGCTTGTATACCACGGGAACATGGCGCCAATACCCCAATAAGCAGTACCCCATATATTGTAGTTATTTAATTCACCGAACGTTAAACCGCTATAACCAGCCTTGTTGTTAGCAAGATAATCTAAATCAATCGGTTTACTGGAAATGCCCGGAACATTTAACGTACCCGTCATAGTATCGCCGGCCTTTTTAACACATGTCGCAACGTTATCCGCCGTTGCAGCTGAATTAGCCCGCGTTGCCGTATCTGCACTAACCGCGTGCGTTGCGTTGGCTACTGTATCAGTTTTGCGATAATATGCACTACTCAATCCGTTTACTGTATCCGTGATTGTTTTTAGTGTACGGCTTGGGTTGTTCGTAAAGTTAGTATCACCAGCAATCTTTTTAATAGCTTCCGCCATTTGATTAAGAATGTCTGTTAATGCATACGCTTTACCGTCAACCGTACGTGTGCCAATTACGGCATCTGTTGCGGTGTTTACATTTGGATCATAATACTTGATTGACTTTACACGCGTTGCATCTGTAACGGCAATCGCTACCACTACGCGTAATATTTCTTTCCAATACGTGCCGGTATACACATACATTTTTTCGTTTGTAGTGTTGTAGTACATTTTATCCGTTGCCGCTGCTGGTGCATTTGGCTGGCGCATCGGTTCAAGCGTTGTACTGCCATAGGTTAGGCCGCCAGATGCTGAACGTTCTATGTATAAATACGATGTATTGTTAGCCGGTAAACTCCATGCGCTTTGCTTACGGTTAATCGTTTGGATATAATCAACCGCGCCGTAATCGTTGAAACCGTCGGCGAATGATAACAATACAGGTGTTTGGCTACCGTCAATCATTACGCTTAGGTTATCACCGGTTAAGAATGAGAATTCCCCGTTGCTTACTTTACCGCTCAATACCCTATTACGTAGGCCACCAGTACCACCACCGCCACCGGTACCACCACCGCCGCCGGCTTTTAGTTCCATTTGTTGCGCAACGTTCAATAATTCATCGCGGTTTTTCTTAATACTGTCTTGTACAGTATCGCCCTGTGGCGTAATATCCAAAGGGTATTTTTCTTTATATGCCATGTTTAAACCTCTTCATACGTATAATCTAACTGGCGTAACGAAATAGCGCCCTTTTGAACATTGATTTTAAATTGTACATTACGATTTGCACCGCCACCAATCTTATACGCCTTTGTGTATTCATTAACATTCATTAATGTTTTGGCTGCGTATAGCTTTTCATTTGCGTAATATGTTTTGGTTGCTTTGCTTGAAAAGTTAATTGGCTTAGGCTTCTTATTAGAGATGCCAATAGTACCATGACCGGGAATAAGATTATGCGTTACAAAATTATAGTTCATAATCAACACAAATTGACGCGTTGCCAATCTGTTGCCGCTGATTATTGATGTTTGGATTTGTTTCGTATCGTCGGTATCTATTGTTTCATCAAGAATACCAATCTTATTGCCGTATGCTATGTATACTTCCTTGTCTACATTCACCGCCGAATTGATTCCATGCGTGAATTTTCTTGATGTGAAAACGCCCCTTCCGTCTTCATATCGTGGCAAGTAGTGATATATAAAAACAGTTTCGCCATTATATGGTTTAATCCAGATTTGTTTACGGCTGGATATATGCCATACTTCGCAATCTTTTGTAATGTACTTCAATAGATAAGAGTTGATATTCAAGCCAGTTTCAAACGGTTGTATTTCTGCATAGGTATTTGTAGGCATGAAAGACATGAACCCTTGATTGCCTAAATAGTAACTACGATCATCAACGCTTACCGTTGCACCGCTACAATAACCGGTAGAGGATAACGGATACACAGTTAAATTCTGTGCATCTGGCGTACCAATTACTTGATACACGCGCCCGTATTCTTTGTATACGATTATGGCCCTAGATAAGAAATCAACTGCAATAATGCTGCCTTGGTCTTTATAGCCTACGTCTACATATTGCGCGCTTGATGCATCGTTGTTGTTATGGTTCCATGCGTTGTAGTCGCCAACTGCCGACCAATTCAACCGATGCGAATGAGTAGATGCAATCAGTACACGCCCGGAATGACTTGAAACCATATCACATGCCGGACTTTCAATAGTGGATAACTTACCACTACCGGAAATGGCTTGCAGTTTATCACCGCTTGCAATAAGAATATCACCGCCAAATGCATGATACTTCGGCCGTTCGGTACCATTTAATGCGCCTAATAGTTTGTTACTGCTGAAATCCGTTTCATACAAATTTCTGCCACTAGAAAAGTACCATTTATTACGGTACACATCATGATATAGCGTTTCTACTGGTAGTCCAAAATCATACAATATACGAATACCCGGAACGGTACGGAGTGCATTGTCTGTTCTATCGAATTCGCATTGTTGCGCCTGTGTTAGCGCTTGCACGTCGATATTTTCCGGCGGGTTGCTCCAATCAAGGCCCAGCCGGAACCCGTTTGTAGTTGCCACCTGTTTAACGCCCATTATGCTATACCTCTTGCCGCCTTAATCTGTTCCGTTATGTAGTCAATGAATTGTTTATCATAGGCAGCATAATCCGTCATAAGCGATTTCTTTTTTACCATGAAAGATATAAGCTGCACTAAATACTGATGAAAGAATTCAGAAAACGGAATAGTATCGTCCATTTCGTCAACGTGATTTTTTCGCACGCTATAAAATACTTGATTAACTGTTTCCCCGTCGTACGTTTCAAATGTTCCGTTTATGATGCGGATAGGATAACCACTCTTAGGAACAAACCCCATAAAATCAGAGGGAACCGCCTTTAAATTCGGTATATCTGTATTCTTAACTACTTCCCTATCCTTAATGCTAACTAGAATAGTAGTTAGCCAGTCAATAGCTGCGTTAATGTATTGGATATACTCCAACTGTTCATCTAATATTTCGTTAGACTCTACATTAACCAGCGTAATCAATTCGCTTACTACCATAATTCCAGTACCCTTCCGCTATTACGCTTTCATTATTGCCTAAACCATTATTAATTGATTGCAACGCATTAACCATATTCGCCGTTACGCCGGATATATCAAGGTTCATAACCCTATATACGATGTAATCAACAAGTAATGTTTCTAATTCTGCCGGTAGTCCGCTTTCATCTTCCAGCTTCTTATAGCCAGCAGTCATTATATAATCAACGGTTATTTTCTGCTCATGATCTGCATCAAATACTATCGTTTGTAAATTCAATACATGATAGGCCTGTACGTCCGCATCATCTGCTTTGACATTTAACACGCTAATACATTGACCGGGCAGCGTAATCCGTCCGGTGCCGTTATCTTCGTGCGTTGCCTGTGCCAAACTAGGGCAGTACTGACCAATAAGGGCATTTAATAAGTGATTGCCTTCGTTGTAATACTCTAACAAATGGTACGGAGTATATTGTTCCTGTGGTGTATCGCCTATTTGCATGAACGCCCTATTGATAACTTGTTTTACGTTCATATTCACCCCATATAAGAATAAAGGCGGGTATTACCCCGCCCATAATTCAGAAATTAGCGTTCTACTACGCCGCCAGTTAATACTTGAATAGAACCGTAGTCTTTGTTGTTGAATTTAGTTTTTTCAACTGCACCATAGAACGCAATACCATTACCGGCGATGTTTCCGTAATCGTCTGTTTGTTCAATGTGTTTAGCTGGTCTAGCTACTGCGAAACATGCCGCTTGTTTACCCAATAATAAGTTATGGCATACATTCGCACTAGATGCGCCTGTGTTATCGGATAATACGCGTTCGTATTCATAAAGAATAACGCCGTCGTATTCGCCTAACGCGCCTGTAAAGATAGGGTTTTTAGAACCGCGAACATTTGCGTTTTGTTGTGCTGCCAACCATTTTGGATCATCTTTTAAATCACGTGCCGCCCACGGAGATACAAGCATAATGTATTTATCCATGCCGTCAACTTTAATCGGTTGTACTTTTGGCGCGTGCATCATTGCTTTACGTTTAGCACGGGAAATAAGTGTTGTTGTTAATTTATCATTTGCTGTGAGACTGGATTGTGTAGCGGCTGCACCCGCAAACACCGTTTCGGTGGAAAGCGGATTATAGGAAAGTTTAGAAATTAATTTATCATCTAACCAATCAGATAACCATTGTTTCAAAACAACTTTAATTTCTTTTAACATATCGTATTGGCTTTTTTGGTCGTCCGCTTCAAAACGAGATACCGCATTACGTACTAATTGAGTTTGTACAGTAAAATCGTAAATGTTCAAAGTATCTTCGGAACCAGATAATTTTTGTCTGTTACCTTCAACGCCGGAGCCTGTTAAGTTCATCATCAAGCCGAATACTACGCTATCGCCTTTTACGTTTGTTAAGTCTTTGTTTTGGTGTACCACGTTGGAACCGTCCATTGCGGTAAACTTATCGAAATAGCTATCTTTTACGCCTTCATGCCATACTTTTTTAGCCCATACTTTAGGTACTAAATTTGCTGGGATATTAACTTGGTTTCTTTGGTCTGCCATATTTTACCTCTTATAATTCGTCAAAATATTTGCGTACATCGTCCGGCAATGCATCAAGGTTGCCCGTTTGATACGCTTTCAAAATATCTTCTTCACTTACCTTGTTAGGTGTAGGAACGCCACCGTTTAACGCACCAGCCTTTGGCAACGTTGCGGCCACCTGTAACGGGTTATTCGTAACGTCGGTATTCGTTGCCCGTTCATTTTGCAGTTCATTAACAAATTTTCTGATTGTTTCAAAATCGGCATCGGTACCTTCTCCAATATCTACGCGATAGAACGCATCGTTTATTGGTTGTGCATCGCGCATTGTCATGCCGTTTAGCTTTTCTAATCCGCGTTGATATAGTTCCCCGAAATTTGGTAATGATTTAATTTCATTTACAAAATTTAGATTTGTTTGTCTTTGTTGGTGTACTGCTAACTGTTGATTTGTGATTGTGTATTCTGCGTTAGCTTCAAAACGAATGAAATCGTTATATTTCTGTACATCTTCAAATATAAGACTTTCTAAATCTTCCGCCGTTAAATTAAAGCGTTTCAATGCTTCACGGCGTACAAAGTCGCGGATATCAGATACTTCACTATCTGGCAATGTAATCGGTCTTTGTTGCGCTTCAAATTTTCTTGCGCGTTCCTCGGCCGCTTTACGTCTTGCGCGTTCCTGTGCAAGTGCCGCTTTTAGATTGTTATCGTTTGTATGGTTTTCTTCGTGTTCCGGTTCTTCTTCATTAGTGTTCGGCGCCGCTGCATCTACTTCCGCATCATTCGCATCACTTTCCGCCGCATCATCTGTAGAGGGTTCATCTGTTGCAGTTTCCTGTGTATCCGTTTCTTCGGTATGATCATCAACGTTCACGCCCGCGTTTTCTAAATCTTCCGGAGTGAAACCAGCATCTTCGATATTAACTAAATCTTTTTCCATATCTAATACTCCTTAGCCTTTTAACGTCATTGCCGGACGAATAAAGAAATATGGCAGTTTAACGCCGTTGCCGGGCGATAATGTATAAGCAAGCCTTTTAACGCCGTTACTTAGGGCGAAATATAAAAAACGCCCCATTACGGAGCGTTTATTATTGTGTTGATAGTTTATATTACATAGTGCCTAAATCGTTCATAGGCGGTAAAATTGGCGGTGCATTTTGAATGTTTGGTTGTTTACCTTTCAAGGCTAACCGTTCCGCCATGATTTGCTGCGGTGAAATCTGTACGCCTAATGTTTGTAGGTACATGCTCAATGCTTCCGCTGGCATATCATCAAGCGAACCACTTACGCGCAATTCTGGCAACGCTGGCTTTTCTGCCGCTTCTTGCATGCGTTTCTTAACCGTTTCTTTTTCTGGGAAATCCATGAAATCAAGGATAATATCCATAGGAATATCAACGCCGGACTTCTTAGCTTCCAATAATTGATATAGGTTAGCACGTCTTGCCGTTGCGCTTGCTTGGCTGGTACTAATTACAATATCAAAATCAAAGGCGGATAGATCATACAGTACTTGCTTAATAGGATTACCTTCCGCATCGCGTTGCGGTTGCCCCAATGCATCGGTTAAAACTTGTTCTTGCATAGGTTGATTTAAACCCGGTGCAATCTGTACAAATTCCTTTTGACCGTCATCGCCCATAATGCGCATTGCTTTGGCTTCGTTGTAGAATTGAGGGATTAAACCCGGTGCATTTTTCTCACCCCATAACAATTTAACAATTTGGCGTTCTGCTTCTTTTGATTGCTCAAAGATGCCAGCCGTTTGAACAGTCGTTACAGATTGCCGCAAGTCGATTGCCTTGCCACTCATACTGCCAACGCTACCGCTTAGGCTTTCCGGAGTGATACCACTAATAGAATAAAAATCATTGCTTGATTGTTGTTCAAGAGCCATATTAATATTGCTATCCATTGCCGGCGTGCCGTCTACGAATGATACGCCCGGCGGTAACCAGATATTCGCACCCGGTTTAGTGCTATTGTTTTTAATGTCGCGCTTAGTCTGTTCGGTTAGTTGACCTTGCCAGAATTTCACGCCTAAAGATTGCTGATTAACAACATGCATGCGTTGGCTTCGGTTTTTATTTAATTCGCGTTGTGCATCTTTAATATCACGCACTACGCCAGCCGGTTCCAATTCATCATCTACCAATTCGCCTGTATAGTAACAATATTCACGCACTAACGGGAATTTACCATGCTTATAAGGACTTTCGCCCTCTTCCAATAGAACACTATCGGCGAACGTTGCGTATCTGATTTTAGTATCTGGGATGCTGGTAGGCTTCTTCCCTGTAGCCATTAATACAACAAATAGAGGATTAGCTTCATCAATTAACCCCTCTTTTGTCATATATACGTTCTTCTTGCCGTATTCCTTATACCAATACTGCACTACACGGATTTTATTGTAATTCGTGTTATACCATAACGCTTCGCCGTCTACCGTTTCAACTATTCCGGCTTCCTGTTCGGTTTCATCATATCGGCTTTTTAACGCGTTGATTTCATCAACCTTTTCCGGATAAATCTGCTTTAACTTGGCAGCACTTTCCCAGCTATAACGGCCAACATACTGCGCATCGCTTAAATCGTCCTTTTTACATTCCGGATCAATGAACGCATCAAACGGAGAAACACGTTCAATTTGAATAGTGCCGTCTAACTTCGTATAGTCGAATTCATACGATACCCAGTAATTGGCTAAACCGCAAATAATCTTATCGCGGAAACATTTGCCCTTATTACGTTGATAGTTCGCACGGTCTAAACAGTATTTTGTAATACCTTTAGCAACGCGGCTTATTCTATCATCTTCTTCGGAACGTGGTAAAAAGTCCGGTTCTGTTTCATTCTGCGATGCATAACCGCATAACAGATTAATAACCGGTCTAATTCTATTAATTGTAATCGCTGGTCGTCCAGCTTCGCTCATGTTCTTTAAATCGCCGTCTTGCCATTGTTTACCTTGCATAAATGCAAAATCTTCGGCAGCAGCCTTGCGCCATTCTGACGTGGCGGTTAATGCACTTTTTACGTTTTGTTTTGCTTCGTATATATCAAAGGTTGTTTGTTCTATATCCATTACTCCACCATTTCAGAACCATAAATCATATCGTACATTTGCTCTAATTGCCATTGCGGCATTGCCTTGGCGAATTCCGCTAGTTGTGCATCTGTATATTTCGCCGGAATAATAACGCCCTTTTCTTCACGTTCACCGTATTCCGATTTTAAAACCTTAAAGGCGTAATCACGCAACGCCCTTTCACTCATACGCCCCATGCGCTTATATCTCCTTCGCTATCGTCAACATATCTATAACCGTCATTGAATGGTTTTTCTGGCTTAACCGATTTAACAGGCCGTGCCATACACATATAACGCACCGCATCATACGCATGATCTTCTTGCTTTGTATCTACATCTTCGACTTTGATTTTGTCATACGTTAAAGCTGGCAGCGTTCGTATTAAATGTACGCAATTACTGAATATCTTTAGCTTACCTTCTTTTAATCGTTGATGTACTTGCATAAGTCCGGCTAATCTATCATTATCTGCCCTAGTCCAATACACGCCTTCCGTTGCGAATATTTCCGCAATCGTTGGGCCGTCATGGCCTGTTCGCTGCCATATTGCCGGGTCTGCTACGCCTTGATAATCTTTTAAATGTTCTATCTTTTGCGCTACTTCCCGCGCGGTTTCCTGTGTACCAGTATCCGGCATACCCGGCTTGCACCCATAATATTCACCAGTAATATATAAAACGTCGTCATAATCGACCGCATAAGAATATACTGCATATGGTTTTGTATATCCCCAGTCCATTGAACGATATCGTTGCCAATGATGCGGTATTTCAAACGGTTCTATTACATGCTTATCGGTGCGGAATTCTGTAAACACTTGACCTTCAAATATGTTCCAGTCGCCGTCTAAATATGCCTTGCGTAGTTTTTCGGGCAACGTATTAAGTGCATCTATATAAGACTGTGATAGATGCGGGTTATCGCTTGCCCTTGCTTGGATATATGCAATCTTATCGGCGAACGGTTGCATTTCCTTTGTAAAGTTTCTATCAATGAATAAGTCTTTAACCCACATATGGCCCTTGCCGCCCGGGTTAGTTGCTGCGATTAATTTCGTATCAGTTATACCAGTCCAGCGGAGCCGCATGCGCAAAAAGTCGAACACGTCGCGACTATTCAAGGTTAACTCATCAATAGCAATAGCAGCGAATTCGCTAGATAAGTATTTACTTGGCTTATCAAGATTACGGAAACATATCACGCCGCCGCCTAATTCATCATTCAATGTGAATTCATGATTGCTTTCCTTATAGCTTCCTAACCATTCTGGAAACTCCATTTTGATTTTGGATATTTGACGATCATCTAAACTTGGATAATCTTCACAAAACAACCCAACGCGTATGCCTTTAATTCCTGTTTTGATGAACCAATCAATTAAAAGCCAAACTAAACCCCAGCGGAGTATATACGATTTACCGCCACCAGCAGCGCCGCCATATAGTGTATATATATTTTGCTTAACTGCCCTTAAAAATTCCTTTTGTTTTGGTGTTGGCCGTATCACATCGCGAAACAGATTTGTTTTACTCATCTGTATCACTCAATTCGTTATTATCAATAACCAACTTAACGGCGCTTTCGGTTGTGATTTCCTGTTGTATCTTATCGCGCCATTCTTTGGAACGTCGATTTTTAAGCCAGAAAATCATGGCCGTTGTATTTCCTTCAAGTGCTGCTTTATAGAGTGCATTTTCAACTTGTATGTCTGCTTCGTCCTTTCCTATTTTTAGGGCGTTCGATATTTTGGGCGACTTCTTACGCCATTCCCATAAGGTAGAAACAACAATATCCATATTGCTTGCAATCTGTTCATTTGTTAAACCATTACGCGCCCAGCCTTGTAAAAGCAAAATCTTTTCTTCTGCTTCCCAATCTTTATATGTAGTTTTCGCCATTGTTTCACCCCCTATCGTAGTATGTTGTTATCTTTGTTTTTCATTCTTCCGTGTGATCGTTGGCATATTCCCGCATGTTGCTTAGATGCGTGTTGGCTAGTGCAATATGTTTGGCATAATCCGTTGTAATATATTTCGTTGGCTATACATTTACCGCCTTTGTTATTAAGACATTTTGACTTTGTACATATTATATTCACTAGCTTTTCACCACCTTCACAAAACTTTTTGAAAAATTTTTAATTTCCCTATTGACTACTTGCGAAAACGCAAGTATAATAAAGCCATAAGATACATCAGAAAACGCAAGTATTCAAAAAGGAGAATTTAAAATGCTAACACTTAAAGATGTAAACACAAACAAAACATGGAAATTTGAAAACAAAACAGATGTTTCCGATTTCATCAGTACAATGAGTTTCGGTTTTGAATGGCAATTAATCGACAATAACACAAACGAAGTTATTGCTTGCCACTACTACGAATAACAAAACAAAGGCGGTAGGATAACCACCACCGCCAATTACTTAACCAAAAGGAGAATAAAACAATGCAAATGACTATTCAAGAAATTAAAAACGCGATCAGATACAACAAATTAAACAGTATCGAAACATTACAAGCAGCATATACCGGAATTAAATATAATAACGACGGTATAATTCAAACACTAGGCTATTACGATTTAAGCAACATTGTTATGATGCTTCGTTATATCGCTGAAAAATGCGAATTGCTTCGCCGCCGTACTAATTCGATATATGATGCACTTGCCGCTTTTAATCTACGGGAAACAATATTCAATACCGTAGATGAGTATCAGAAGGAAATGAATAATCAAATACGCCAAATATTAGCCGCTAGAAAATAGCGGCTTTTTTAATTACTCAAAACCGAACACGCCACAATGGATATGACATGGAAACAATCGGGTTATTTTGGTCTAAAACCTTTACATAAAAAATGCAGCATGTTCAGTTTTCAATAATCAAATGTTACTTTTATACAAAAAATGAGATATATCGCCGTGGATATACCTCATATTCTGATATTTTTATTCAATTTGTTTGTATGTTCTATACAATACCGGCAATCTATGAAATCGTACAAGTAGTTTTGATATTAGGAGTACATATTTAACAAGGATTGTATGGCATGTGTTCGTTGAAAGGAATTTTTGGTGCCGGTACTGTATACAACACGCAAGGGGAACGGCCCAAAGTTCCCCATGTGTTGTATGCATCTAATAGGAGAATTAACATCAATGGCTTTTAAGCATCATATGACAATATAATTATACTATATATGGCGTTTCCGCCGGTTTCCGATATAGTCCGATTTAGTCCGACTTATACCGATTTAGCGGTATACATGCACGCGTAATATGTATGGTGTAAATAATACCCTACTTGTACAAGGCCAGCCGTTTTTAGTTCTGCTGCTTGCGACTTTTCTAGGTCTGTAAAATACCGCGCATGCTTGGCGCTTTTGCCGTCGATGTATTCGCGCAATAATAAAATATTTGTTTTCCCTTTGGTGCATGTGTTGATGATATCCGCCGCGGTTTCCCGTTCATCAATCAATGCGCCTATTTCTTTGTGTACGGCATCGCGCTTGCTTTCAAGTCTTACAATTTGTTGTTCTAGTCCGCCCGGTGTTCCGCCACCCGTTAGGCGTTCTTTGGAATAGTCCACGGCGCCTATTGTTGTAATATCACTTTGTAAATGCTTTAGATCTTCTTTCAATGAATTAATCTTCATTGTGATTAATTTAATCGGTTCTAGGAATTCCTTGCCTATCTCTCTATATTCTTTATCCGTCATATTTCCCCCGTATGGTTCATTATCGTAAATTCTTAACCGTTTCCCCTAACATGTTTAAATAGTCCTGTAAATTTACTTTGATAGCATCGTTTACAAGCTGGATATTATCAGTTGTTACATAATGCGCCAGAAGTATTTTATACATCGCATCTTTTGTAGGAATTAATACAACGGCCATGCCACTAATTGCAAACGCTACAAACAATATTGCAACTTTTGATTTATTCGCGCGTATGCCTTCCCTTGCCTGTTCGTCAATGATATATAAGGCGCCAAACGCGCATACCCCAAACGCTGACGTGATAAAAATAAGATTATTAACTACGTCAATATTATGTAGTACCTCAATCAAGTACAAATACATCGGATCAATAATAGGCATTACACATTTCCCCTTTCTAACCGCATAGCGTGGAAACAAATAATACAAGCAAACATATTGTTATAACACTAATCGCAAATTCTTCAAACGCTTCCTTTGTGTAGCTAAAACAAATTAATAATATTTGTAGCACTACAACCAACGAAAAAAGAAAACTTTGATAATTTGACATATTCACCTCTTATCAAAGGGGCGTTTCTTTCGCCCCTTATCCACTACACCGTAAATAGCGATACCAGCTTAAATAACGCTACAACTAACGAAAATACCAATGCAACATCAAACAAGAATTTAATCATGATTATTTACCCGTGCTTCCAATTCCAGCAGTACCGCGCGCGGTTTCGGTTAATTGTGTAACCTCTAGCAATTTTAATGCGCCTACTGGTACAAGAATACCCTGTACTAATCTATCGCCTTTTTGAATTAAATATGCGCCGTCGCTGGTATTGTGTAGAATTGCTTTAATTTCGCCCCTATAATCTGCATCAATTACCCCGAATGAGTTCGGAATAATTAACGGCGTTTTGCTCATGCTGGAACGTGGCGCCAGCATTAACATATAGCCTTTTGGAATTTCCATTGCTAGGCCTAGCGTGATATATTGCGTTTGATGTGATTTAATCACTACGCTTTCTGGTTGATAAAAGTCCATTCCGGCAGCATCTTCGCTGCCAACTTTTGGCAATAATACACCCGGCATGCATCGCTTAATTTTAATAACGTCCGCATTATATCGTTTATAACCAAAGATGCGTTTAATCCTGTTTAGTAATTCCATTTGTTGCCCTCATTTCAATAACGCTTCCAATACTTTATTTTTCCTATCCATAATGCGTATTTCTGCCCTTGGATTTTCTTTATCAATACCAGCGATGCAGCTATTGCCATATGAACATATCCATTTATCATCGTCTATTACCTTGGCTTTTGCCAGTATGTCGCTGGTTGCCTGTAATAGTCCGATTAAGTCCGGCCAACTTCTTTTATTCGGAAGATAGTATTTACACTCAACAACCACAATGCCAGATATATGCAGTTTCTTCCCGGCTAATTGCCACAAACAAGCTTCTTCATAGCTTCTATATGCTTCTGATTGAATATAACCCAGTTTGTTGCCACGTTTTACTATTTGCCCGTGGTTCTTCTTAGTAATCGGGCGACCTTTGAATACTATGTCAATTACACTCATTCAATGCCCTTTCTGCCAATAATACATCGTTCGCCGGATATATCCAGTAATGATCGCTTAAACCACTCCATGACGTTTTACCACCGATAAAACAATATACGCGGCCATTTTCGTATTTTGCAAAATAAAGTTTAGCTTTTGTAAGTCCAGTGTCTACGATAATAGGCGTATCAACTGGAACCTTTTCCCATTCCACAATGCCCAATAACGATGCAATAGAGTATTTATCTGTTTTAGGACTTAACCCCAGTACACGGCACGGAATACGTGGGGTATGATCGCGCACTTTAAAATTACCGCCGTTTTCGATAAAGTCCGGATTTACAAAATAGGCATATACCCCGATGATTTTAATATCTCTATACCCTTCTTGGTGCATTTGTTCTAATAACCATTTTTGCTCATTCGTCATTTTCTAATTCCCCTTCTAGCATTAATCTTTTTGCTTCTGTTTTAATCAGATATACATTCTTTTCTAAGTCATTACCGCGCCCGTAAAAAGTTTCTAGCGATACGGCAAACCCGCAAGAACATTTATTTTTGTCTTTTCGCCTGTACATTAAGTTATAATATCCTTCTGTGCCTATTCCGCTTTCAATCAATTCCGGTTTTATAACTTCATCGCCAATAACTACCGTTAACGCGCTTTCTAATAAATCGCACTCATACCCCTTTTTCATTTGTTCCCTAAAATAGTTATTCATCGTTTCCGCCTTTCAAGATTTACACCAGCAGCCAATAAGCGATTTCTAACAAATGTATACGATACGCCATATACGCCCGCGATTTGTCGCACGCTCAAACCTTTTTCACGTAAGGTAACAAGCGCACTTGCTTCAATTTCTGGGTACACCGGTTTTCGTTTTATTTCCTTCCTTAACCCCAACGCGGCCAATGCTGCATCTGCGGTTTTTCTGCTATATATGCAAGCACCCAGCGCAAACCAGTTTTCTAAGTACGCCATTTTTACCACATATCCCCCGCTATCACTCTATTAATAGAGGTTAGATCGCTCATGCTTATTGCACCAATTTCACGCAACCACTTCAAGCAATGCCGCCCGTGTTTTCGTTTTACCGGTCTAGGACGTCGCCCCGGTGATGCATAAGAAACACTATAAACAAATTCGCAATGTTCTTCCCATACATACCACGGATACATAATGCAATATGATTTTATGTATTGTTGCTTACGTTTTACTTGTACCAATTTCATATGTATTCCCCTAACATTTACCCATACGCCGCTTGATGCGGTTGTTGCTATCTTTTACATACCCAAACACATCGCCCCGGATATCACGGCTTTCTATTTCTTTTTTTCTATTGGTACTGTATTTGATGTAGGCCGCGCATGTACTATGGCAGCCTAACACCCTATACTCACACCCCTTACATGGTGATTTCATTTCTTTATTCCTTACTTTCAAATGGATTGATAGTTTCAAGAATAACAAACGATGTATTTTTATATCCGTTCTTCTCTTCCCATTCACGAAACGCCTTAGTTAAGGCTTCTTGTAAAACATCAATATGTTCCAGTTTCACATGCAATAAATAATCTTCCGAATATTCTGCTATTTCATCATCAAGATCATAATTTACAACGTCTTCAATTACACGGTCTGCATCAACCGTAGGAACATAATAATAAGGGTTTCCAACTCTAATCATCGGTACTTCTTCCGCTGGGTATTCTTCCGCAAAATCTTTCACGGCATCTTCAATGCTTTTTTGCGGATACCCTACATGTTCACCCAAACACCAGCACCATTCCTTATCATTCTTAACTAACATTTTCGCCACCTATTAGAACGGAATATTTTCATCGTTCCCTTTATCATCTGCAAAATTATCAAAGTTGCTTTCTGTTGCCGCATCATTTAAAGCGGATACGCCTACGAAACTTGCAATAACTTCCGTTACGTATTTCTTTTCGCCGTCTTGCGTTTCGTAACTTCTCGTTTGAATTCTTCCCTCTACAAATAAGCGGTTTCCCTTTCGGTAGTTGCCTACCGCTTCGCCTAGCTTGCCCCATGCAACGCAATTCACGAACACCGTTTGTTCCTTTGTTTCATTTGTAGCGCTATCAATATATGTATTGCTGGCCGCTACTGTGAACGTTCCAACCGCCTTTCCAGATTGTGTATAACGTACTTCCGGATCACGTGCAAGATTTCCCATTAATTGAACACTATTCATATATAATTCCCTTTCTATTTTCTAATTCTATAGGGCAAATCCGTTCATTTTGCCCCGTCTACTATTTCGCCCTTATGATTTATCATTGACGGCTTAAAAATTCCATACAACGCATTTAAACGATTTTTTCCATTCTAAACAATTCATCTAGGGTTAAATTCGTTTGTAATTCGTCATTAACATTTTCTTGAATTGCAAGCATTTCCGTTAATCTAAAATCAAATAAGCCGCGTTCATGTTTCTTGTATGTTTCTGGTGATACCCCGGCAATATCCGCCATGTCTGATTGTGTATACCCTAACAATTCCCTACATTCGATTAATTTCGGGAATAAATTATATTTTTTGTTCATTCCAGCACCCCCAGTATTAACTTTTTACTTTCGTCCGAAATATCGGCATCTTTAACCATGCTTTTAAGGTCTACCGGTTCGTGCTTTTCAACCTCAACCAAATGGCCGTTATCTAGCATCTTAATTTCTGTGTTTCGTGGCATATTAAGTTCTGCACGTTTACGCGCTTCCATTAACAGGCCGTTACTTTTGATGCTTGCCGCTATTTCCATGTTTTTTTGTTCACGTGCTGCCAGTTGCTCATAAGCCTTACAAAACTGGCTCATTGCTGCGCTTTCGTTATAACTTTGGCTATTGCGTGGATCAAAAAACCGCCATATAGTTTTTGCCGCAAGCCTTGTTATACCTTCCAACTCATCAAGGCCTTTTTCATATCCTACTTGGCTTGCCTTTTTTCTCACTACTTCCCATGCATCTTGCGCAATCAATCGTTCTTCCTTTCCGTTCACATATCCGGAAATTTCTGCCGCTTTCTTTCTGATAGTGGCAACGGCTGGAACGAATTCGCACGTATTGATACATTGTTTAATAGCTTCCGCCAATGTTATCGGGTTAATATCTTCCAGCATATAGGCGTACATTTTAACTTTCGCACTATCGAATTTGTCATATATCAATAATTGGCCCGTAGCCTTCAACGTTTCCGGCTTCATTTGTTCCCCCTTCAACCGCATCAATAAGCGCGTTTA